AGGATGTGTTTCACTGTTTAATTATCAAGGATCTCTGCCGTTCCGACTCGGATCAGCTCGTTTATTTTATCACAGAACTTTTCGTTTGTCAAGAACTTTTTTAATTTATTTTTTGAAGCTCTTTCGAACTTCTTTGCTGTTCTCTCGATCAGCAACTCGTTCATTTTATCAAACTCGTTTGCTTTTGTCAAGAACTTTTTTCAGGTTTTTTTGAAGCAGTTTTTCCAACCCGCGGCAGCCACCCGGCTCCGAACTAGATTTTTCTGTTTCAAAGAAACTCATTCGCATCAGCTCTCACTGACAGCTTAGTTATAATAACACCGCCCAAAGCAAAAGTCAACACCTTTTTTCGAATTTTCTTATTTTTAGAAAAATATAGTTAATTCTGTATATTCATTCTTTTATCTAACTACTTGTTAAATGCAAAAAATCAACAGAAAACACTTTCTGTGACATCCTCCACCACCTGTAGAGGTGGGGGCTTCCCTAACCTCGGTAGGTTTGGTTCTCGTTCGATAGCACCAATGTGCTAAGCATAGGCGAGCTATCCCCGTGTGTCCCACGGTTTTATTATATTACGTTACGGTCATGCCACTACCAGCCGCATTCCCTCATTTCTGATATTAACAGCCGCATTTACATCTCTGTCGTGATGGGTTCCGCACTGCGGACAATCCCACTCTCTGACCGCAAGTTTTCTTGTCTCTGCGTTCCTGTAACCACAAACTGAACAAATCTGACTGCTGGCGAAAAATTTGTCCACCTTCACAAGTTTTTTACCCTGTTCCTCAAGTTTGTATTTCAAGAACCCTGTGAACATTCCCCACCCGTTATCTGAAACAGATTTTCCAAAGTTCAGCATCTGTGACATTGCTTTCATATCTAGGGATTCTATACATACACAATCATAAGCATTTGCTAGCTGCCTTGACAGCTTATGCAGAAAATCCTTTCGTTGACTGGAAACCTTTTCGTGGAGTTTTGCCACCTTGATTCTCTGCTTGCTACGGTTGTTCGAACCTTTCTGCATTTTGGAAAGTCTGCGCTGCTCCCTCACTAATTTTTCCTCTACATTCCTGTAATACTTCGGATATGCAGGTTCATTCCCGTTGCTGTCACGATATAATTCATGCATGGAAAAATCTAACCCCAGAAAACTCTGCATCTCTTTTTCCTGTACTTGATTTTCATACTCAAAAAGAATACTTGCATAATATTTTCCGCCTGGTGTCTGGCTTACTGTTACAGATTTTAATTTGTGATACTTCTAAGGTTATCACTAATAAGCCTAAAAAAATGCGGCCCGGCTCCTACTGTCCTGCGCAAAATGTCCAGCACAAAATCCTAAGATTTCATAGGCGTATGAGATTTTTCCCGTCGCCATGTCAAGCGTGTTTCTCAGCTCCGGGTCTGAAATCTGCCGCAAGGCTTCCTTGAACGCCTTTTCGGCTTCCTCCACCTCCGGGACGTTGAAACGATTCTTGCAATACTCTCCAAACTGTGAGGTGGCAAGTGCACGGAGCTGTGTGGTTTCTCTCTCCCACTTTTCCTCTGCCGTAAGGTGATTGTGACGCTTTGCGGTGTTATTAAATCTACGAGCCATAGTGTAACCTCCCTTCCGAATTATCGCATAAATATTATTTACTTTACTTTACTTTACTTTACTATACTTTACTTTGTGGTGTTTTCGTCGTCGAATGGTCGATTATGTAACTATTACACTTCCGAAATGCCGGATTAGTTCTATTTTCTCCCCGAAAACTCTCGAATACAGGTGTTTCTTCCCTCTGTTACTCGTTAATTAAATTAACCGTTAAATGATTTATTTTTGGAAATTCCATGCCCGTTCAAAGTGTTTCCGGAAATATTCTGAACCATTCCGGCGGTATTCGGTCTTTTCCATGTCGGAAATAATCTGCGGCTTTCTGCCTGCCTTTTTCACTCTGCCTTGTCCTCCCAGTGGGGTACTCCTGCCGTATCGAGGAACGCTTTCAGTGCCTCTCTGATAACTGCGGCTTTCTCATGGTTCTTCCCGCAGTAAATGAGTAATCTGTCGTGGGTCTCGTCGTCAAGACGGACTTTTACATTATGTGATAACACGGTCTTTTCCTTGAGTGGCCGCCCTGTTTTTGCCAAACTTCTGTACCTCCTATCTCTTGCCATTCCGCTGAATGCGTGATATAATATTTTAAGAGTGGGGAGCGGTGGCAAGCCCGCCCTCCCTTACTCGTGCCTTGCCGACTATTTAGTCGGCTTTTTTGTTGTCATTCGGAAATTCGATACCAAGAATCTCCATTAAGTTTCTGTATGCTTCCAGTTCCGAGCTACCTCTCTGAGCTTCCTTGATAAGGTATCTCTGCATTTCTTCCTTTGTCATTTCCTCCATGAAGTCCTCCTTTCCGACCCTTGCCTGCCTTACTCGTCTTGGTTTCCCTTGACTGTAATTATATTATACTCTTTTGGGTTCCGAAACCCAACCATTTCCGAGAATTTTTTTCAACTTTTTTTCAGTCAAAAATTGTATTCATGTCAATGCGTTGTCTCCGCAGTACAAAGGCTCTGGCGACAAGCTCCACGGTATCTGCGTCCAGTTTCTCGATAATGTCCGACGGCTTGTATCCGTCGAAGAAACCGCCGTTGTAAAAGTTCCCGGCCAGCTCGACAATAAGCCTCTCGCCACTGGATAGGTTCATTTCAAGCATTTCCGAATAGTCCGCCCAGCCGTTGTGAATGTGTTCCTTTACCCGGTCATACAGGCCCGGAACCGCCGTGATAAGAAAGAGGCTCGCCCCGAAGTACGGGTTCGCTGTATCGTCGTCCCGGTGTGCGTCTGCCCGGTAGATTGCTGCCGCCCACTCCTCTGCGTGGGTGCCGTTTCTGAAAATCATACTTTGTCCTCCTCCCAAGATATCGGCATGAACATGGTCTCTCCTCTGAGTTGTTCCTTTACATAGACAAAAACGCCTTTCCCCATGTCTCCCAGAAGGCCGTAAACTTTCCAACCACACGCCTTACATTCATAAGGGTTCGGACTTTCTTTTCCGCAGGACGGGCAACGGAACTTCATTTCTCCGATAGCCTCTTTCAACTCAAGTATCGTTCCGAATACCCTCACTTTCCCTGCTTTGATTTCCGGCTGGTTACAGTCCTGATAGTAGTTCATGTACCAATAGTTTCTGTCGGTCTCCCAGCCGTCAAGAACATCCTCCCAGTTCAGCCCGATAGCCTCCCCATAGGCTTTGGCTCTGTCGATAACCCACTTGAACTTATCGCAATACTTATGGGAGCACTTTCCTCCGCAGGCCACACACCCCTCCGGGTGCATGGTTCCGCCGTCCTTTACACAATCCTTGTCAACCGCTGCTTTCAGCTTGTCATATCCTGCGCTCATACCGTCGCCTCCTCTCCTAGTCTCTTTGTCGGGTCAAACTCCGTCCCCTCCTCAAAACCTCTGTAATACTCGCTGCCCTGTAAATGTTTCTGCGCCCGGCTCTGGAACTGCTCATGTCCCAAATGCTGCGAAGCCTCCTCGACTTCTTTCGGCATAGCCAGAACCAATCCCCAGCCCTGCTCATTTTCTTCCTGCTGCTTTCTGAATGCCTCCGAAACTCCGGCGGCAAATCCATAGCCGTAGCTGTTGCAGAGTCTCTTTACATAGTCGCTGTAATAGCAGGCATTCTCTTTCTTGATGTTCTTAATCTCCGAGAGGGCGCAATCGACGGCGTATTTGAAAACTGCGACGCATATCTCTACGTCGTCCTCAAGGCCGATAAACCCGATACAGTTCGTCTGTTCTCCGTACCTGCGGTATCTGTACCCTTTGCAGCAATAGTTCTCTCCGATAATCGCCGAGAGGCTTACTATCCACGGGTCTCTCCTCTTGCTGCAGGTGATGTCGGTTCTCACGTCCTTTACCTGCTGCTTCTCAACATCTTTCAGCTCCGCCTCCGTGAGCTTATGCTCCGCCATGAGCTGGCGGGCTTTCAGAAGTGCCGCCCGTGCCTCATGCTCATTCGGGCTTTCTGCCAACGCCAGCAACTTTCTAATCTTCTCTTTGTAGTCCTTATCCATTTGTCCTTGCCTCCTTAATGCGCCTCTCAAGGCTCGTTTCCGCCTCTACCCGGTTAGTTGTCTCCCCGGCGTAACAATACCCGGCAAATCGCCACTGAGAGGACGAGAGACGTACAAACGTCAGATAGGTTGCTCTGCATCTGTTCTTGTCGTCCGGCACATGGTTGTACGCCTCGCCTGCCTGCGCACACGAACTACTCATAGAAACCGGCGGTACGCAGTTCATAAAGTAGTCCACCATTGCCTCGTCCACGGTATCTCCCGGCTTACAGTAGTCCTCGAATGTCGGGAGGCCACTTTCCTGCCAGCCCTCGTAGGTCTTAACAAGGTAGCGGGAGGCGATTGCCTCTCGCTGCTTCTGGATAAACTCAAGCACCTGTAC